ATGAGCATCTTTGAGCAGTGGCAGGTCAACCGCATAATCCACATCGGTGATCTCGCGGACCATCACAGTGCAAGCTTTCACGATAGTGAAATTGGCTTCACTGACATCGTTGGTGAGATGGAAGCTGCACGGGAACAGATACAACACATGCAGAACGTGTTCGGCAAGGATGTGGAAGTCATGACTGGCAACCATGACGCAAACTTGCAACGCAAGATGAAGGCAGTTGGCCTTGATCCTTCACTGCTAAGGAAGCAGGCTGAGATATGGGGTATCGACTGGAAGTTTTATCCGCGCTATCACAAATTGCAGATCGACGACTACCAAGTCTTTCACGGTGACCAAGGACGCGGAGGCAAGACTCCTGCCATTGCCAAAGCAGAAGCAGACTGGACATCATCTGCCATCGGCCATCACCATACCGCAGGAGGTGTCACCTGGGGGTGCAATAACAACTCGCGTTACTGGGGAATGTCAGTCGGTTGTGGCATCGACCACAAGCATGCAGTCATGGCCTATGGTGCATCGTTCGCACAAAAACCAATCATCTCCTGTGGAGTTGTGATCGATGGAGTGCCTTACTTCGAGCCGATGCCAAAGAAGAATAAATATGGACGCAGGCTTAGGTAGCTTTTCTTGCGTTCTCGATTGCTTTGTTGACGAGTTGTTCTGCGATTAGCTTTTTCATTGTCTTTGGAACGAGCTTAAACGCCGGGATGAGGTGCTCGGACTGAGACATCAAGTGTGCAACGATTGTGTTCTTGTTGTCTTCGCACCAGTTGATGCCGTACTTGTCCATTCTTGCTGCCATGTCGGAGCATCCGCATCCAGACTTGTTCTTGACTGCCCAGTCGGGAATGAGCGATTCAAGTTGACTCCCTACTTTTTCTTTCATTTGCGGTGTCTAAGTTAAAGTGAAATCGTGAGTTCCATTTGTCATGCCACCACAAGGAGATCCTCCTCCCGACAGACTTGCACTCCCTTGATATGTTCCAGTGCATGTGCCAGTGTTAGAAACTGATACAGTTCCACCGCCCCAGGCCGAAGGCAACGCACCAGATGCACTGTGGTTGGTTCCATCTGTTGTGAACGTAAATGTACCTGATACGCTTCCCTGCGGCATGCTTCCAGCAACACCAGACCAGTTGCCGTTTATAGTCGCTGTCCCGCCAGATATAAGAGCAGTGCCTGTCTGAGTAAATGTTGCAGAACAACCGCTTACTCCCCCAAAACCTCCGATTGAAAAACCAGAAACATAAGTGCCATTGCAGTCACCATCCCCGCATTCACCTGCGGACCAACTTACGCTCACAACATCTGTAGGTTGGCTAGGACTAGGGTCTACAGTTGCAGTGCAATCACTGTCTGTCAATGGATACACTTGGTTAGTTGAACCATCGTACAAAGTTTGAGTACAACATCCGGTTGGACATGGAAAGCAACCTTCAGGAAAGTTGATGTCATAGTAACTGATGCTGTACCAACTCTGATTCGATATGTAGTTGTTAAACAAAGTTTCCCAATTGTAGTTGATAGGGTTAGTGCATGGCAGATCGACTCCAGTGTTTGAGCTTACGGTAGACCCAAGAAACTTAATCGTGCTGTAATCTTTTGTTAGCAAATTGCTTGAGCAGTAAACATCATTGACAACATCCATCGATGTCAACGCAATCGTTTGGTTCGCACCCGGCGATTCGCATGCTTTGATTGTGCTTCGCTCCATCTCCAAGTCGCCACTGGAATTGATGATCACGCCCGTAACGACCTCAATGTCACTTGCATGCTCAAAAACATCAACCTCTGGCATTGGCATTTTTTGCGTCATTTCGCAACCTCCTGTCCCAGAAGGGCCAGAAGGATTTCCCCATACAAGCATCTCCAGCAAATGCTTATGCTCTATGACTCCACAGTCTCCTGACTTTGCTCTTATTAAAGGCTCAGTGTCTTCATCAAACTTAGCAACAGCTTCGACAACTTCAGGCAATCCAAACAACGCTGAACCAGTCATGACTGTCATAAACTTGCCAAGCTTATCATCAAGAAAAGCCCAGCCTCTTGTGTCAGTTTTTATATGACACTCTAAGTCAGTAAATTCATCCCACAAATATGCAGGAGGATTTGCAATGTCTCCAGGAGAAAACTCACTGTGCTGCAAAGGGTCTGCATTGCCTTCTGCGTACTGATCCCCTGTCAAAAGAAAATTGCCGCCGGTAAACAAAGTGGAGCACCATCTTGCTGTCATGTTTTCGCAAGATGTTATGTTCCACTCCGTATTAAGTGGAGCAAGTGTATACGGCGCAGTTGTGTTTGCAGGGACTGGCAGGTGCGAGCTTGGTATAAGCCTTTCGCATTCAACCCACCCCGCGTTTGCTGTGAACCTTTCAGGGTTTTGGACTGTGCCTAAAGTTGCTCCAATGGTTTCAGAGCCTTGCCAATCGACGTAAGGCCATGAGCTTTTTGCTTCGATTACTGTAACTGCTGGAACTCCAGTCCACGGTGCAAGAGAATCCGCTAGGTCTCCTTTGACTTTTATTACTGGCTGTTCGCACCATTCAATGTGCCACTGAAGACCTGCACCATATGGATTCCCATACGCGGCTACTCCAATTGCACCAGCATCTGCCAAGACAAATTGCTGCTTGTAATCCCAGACTGTTATCTGATCATCTACTGTTTGACCAGAAGTCATAGGATCTATTACTTCAGCAAGAGCAAACCCAGACTGTAAAGAACCAGTTTTGCAAAGGGCTTGAGTAAGTACAAACTTAACTCGCTTTGCTGGCCCTCCACTGCCCCCATCAAAGACCCAGTAAACACCAACCCGTGTAGCACTTATGTAAATGCTGCCTTCAATAAACTCCTCTGTAGTGTTTACGACAGGTACAGTAAGAGAAGACTTTTCAGAAAACTCCAATGCCGAAAGGTAAACCCTTGTGCAATCTTCAGCAGTACAGACATCACCTGATCTTGCAGCAATGCCATTTGCAGGAGTTTTTACAAAGATAGTTTCTCTGCCCGTTGGCTCTTGTGGCAACGGTGCTCCTGCCATAGCCTTGCGACCAACGTCTGCAAGTGTTTCTGCTATTTCTCTGCTGCTGAACGAATAGCTTGCCATTTTTAAACCTGTAAAAAGCCGCCTGCTGCCAAGTTAAATTCTGTTTCGTCTACGGTGTCAAATCTAACGTAGTCAGGAGTGTCGTCTGGATCTTTTGCTGTTCCATCTAGGTTCAGCAATCCCACCGCGCCAATACCAGCCCCACTCTGCTGGAACTGCACTGCAACGTTGTTTGCGTCAAAATGCCAATGGCCGATCAACGGAACTGCTGCTGCATGACCAACAAACAGCGTTCCATCTTCGTCGCTTACAACCGTATAGTCATCGACCAAAATAGTGTATGAAACACGATACTTCTCTGCTGGGCCTGCTGCCATTTGGACGTTTTGTGCAACAGCATTGATGTTAGTAATCATTGCTGACTTCGGCACAAATCCACGATAAGTTGTAAGGTTTACTTTGTAACACCTGTCTAATAAATCTTGATCGGTAAAAGTGTCTTCAAACTGTGTTATGGTCAATTGCAGAAGAGGCTTTTTTCTTGTGACTGGTTGGTCAATTTCATTCCTCAAACCATCAATTCCAACGCCAAATGCATCTGCAACTGGCAAGAATCGCGTAGATATTGTTTCTGCATTTAAGTTAGGCCCCAAAATGACTGCCGATCCATTTGGCCCATACGCAGGAGCAGCGTGCATCACAATGTCGCGACCTACTACACCTCTAGTCACAACAGGATCGATGTCCGTTACGCTTGTAGGTGGTGTCTCTGGTTGTGGATTACTAGGAGTTTCTGATTCTTGTGCTTTGCTTTGCTTGCCCGGTTCTGTTGCAAAAGTACAAGTGACTTCAAACACTGTTGCGTTTGAGTCTAATCTCCTGACTGTTTTGTTATTGCATACTGCAAGAGGGATTCCAACATTTGTTGTAGAGTCGTACCAAGTGTGATAATTGACGACTGGTATTCCAGGTGCAAATGCAACATGCACATCAGTAACGTCATCAGGTGCAAAATTTGCATTCGCAGGATCAGTAACAATAACACGATAAACCTGATTCAGAGAAATCTGACAAGACTTCATGCCTCCACTGTTGTTTGATGAGGCACTGTAGCCTGTCTCTCTCATTTGGCAGACTTCATAAGTCAAAGTCATGTTGCTTACCCTTAATTTACTGGAATGACTTGGTTTGCATCAGCTTGCTGCTGACTTGGTTTTAGACCTTTTATTGCTCTTATTGTTTCATTATGATTGTCGATCTTTAATTGTCGATCTTTCAGGTACTTGTCTTCATCTCGCTTTTCTTTTCTTGCATTTTCGCGTTGTGTTTTCAGGTAGATAAATTCCTCAATACTGTTTTGTCTCATCTGGCCCGGTCCAGCAACATCAAGAGCCTGCTCAAGTTTATTTGCTTGTCGCTTTTGATCTTCTGCTTGATCTTCATCGAGTGCTCTTTGTGACTCTGCCGCCATTACATCTTTCTTCATTTGCAAAAGCGTCTGCTGGGCCATTGGGTTCAACTCCAACATTGTTTTCAACAGTTGAGCATATTTGTCATACTCTTCTTGCATCTCCATCATTTGACGCTCTTCGTCACTGGCAATCTGTTTTTGCAGTATTGCTTTTTCTTCAAGAAAACTCAAAGCTTCTTGGTCTAGCTTTTTTCTTGTTTTTTCTGCTTGATCGGCATCGTCTTGAACCGCAGTTGGAGTCAGTCCTGCTGCTCCCCTTGCCCTTGCCAACCTTTCATTGGCTTGTTGCTGTTCTTGCGCCCGCTGCAATCTTATAAAGTCTTCCGATTGAAAAATCTCTGCAAAACTCCTGACTCCTAACAAAAACTCTGCAATTGCAGACGTTCCCTCTCGGCTGCCAATGGCATTGCGAAACAACTGGTCATTTACTTCTTGATTTACTGCCGCTGCATGACGCCCACCACCAAATCTTTCTCCAGTTGTAAAAGTTGGGACGCTAAAATCTCTGCTTGGAACACCAGCGACTCTTTCAAACGACCTTGCTTTTTTTCTTGTTCTTTCAAGCTCGTTTGCTTGTGATATTACGCTTGACATGCGAGACAAGGTTTCGTTTAAAAGATCAAGCACTACAACAATTGGACCCTGCTTTGACTCTCCTAAGTTTGCAAATAAATCATTAAAGTTGTTTGCGACTAAGTCGAGCTTTCCGTTTAAAGTTCCCGCTTTCTTCTCTAGTCGTCCAAAGTACAGTCCACCTTTGTTGGTTGCCTTAATCAAAGCATTGTTGACATGCTCTGCTGTTATCAATCCTTCCTCCATTGCCTTAGCGAAGTCAGTCATTGCAACGCCAGCCTCGTCAGCAATGATCTTCAGAGAGAATCCAGCATTGATTAACTGGTTCTTTTCTTGGCCCATCAACTTGCCAGCAGCATTAACCTGAGCCATTGCTCTTGTGAGGTTGTCAAACGCTTCTCGTTCACCTCCTGCCGCGATGCCTAGCCTTTCGACCATGTCTACGATGTTTTCAGTCTCTAGACCGTAGGATGCCCATACCCTTGCGTTTTTAATTAAGCTAGCAGTTGTCAGTGACGACTCTCTAGCAATTTTTCGGAATGCATTTGCAGACTCTTCTCCGAACTCTTCTCCTAAGAAAACTTTTAAGTCGGTTGCTGCTTCTTGAAGATCGCCAAACTCTTCTAACATCCTTCCAACTGCAAATGCACCACCAAATCCAGCAGCAAGGCCAACGCCTGCTACGCCTCCAGCCATTGCACCGATTCCGATGCCTCGACCAACAGCAGCGCCACCTCGACCGCCAAACATCGACGCAGCAGCACCTCCGATGTTTGCTAGGTTCATCCGAGAGGATGCAGCAGCATTGGCATTCTTTGCTTTTGTGTTTAGAAGCAATCTGTGAGTGTGCTTATTGATTAAAGCATTCTCTTGAACGTATTGCGCACGCAACCTCTTCTTTGTGTGCAAGTACGCTTTTTCGTCTATCAGATTAGCTTTAAGTGCTCTGCGTGCTTGAAGCAACTCCTTCTTAAATCTTTCCAAAGGCGTCCGCGTAACAGCAATGTCCTTAGCAAGCTTCCGGCTCATCCTCGAAGCTTTTTTTACACCCCGCGTGAACAAAGAACTATCTGCGATGATGTCATATCGCAGAGCACCGATGCGGACGTTATTACCTGCCACTGGTCAACCTCTTAAGTGCTTCGTCGGGATCTAGCATGTCTGATGAGGACGTTGTTTGTTGCTCGGCAACTTCAAACGCGATCCACTGATCGACGAGAAGAGGACTGACTGTATTCATCCAGTGACATGGGTCATCAATGCCCAGTTTCTGACAAATCTTGAACACCCAACGCAACCTAAAGTTTTTGTCGAAGTGCTTCACAAGCCGATCTACTCGGCCTCGTCGTTTCCCTCAAGTTCTCCATTGATGAGCATGACTGCCTCAATGAACGGATCGAGCTTGCTCCCATCAAGAGCCAGCAAGTCTTTTGAGTCACCTTCGTTGAACATTGCTTTGCCATCTTTGTCGCAGATGTGGTCAATGATCAAATTCACCCTGCGTCTTTGCTTTGACTCATTGGTCAAATTGCCATTCTTGTCGAACATGTCTGCAATGCGTTTTGATCTCTGAAGTTCACTCGAAGGCTTGACGTACAAGACGCCAAGACCTTCGATGTTTACCTCTTTGACCTCAATCTTGCAGTGATCAAGCAGTAACTGTTTCGTCAGGGAAGTCATCTTCGTAATCCTCTTCGGGCAAGTCATCTGGATCGAACTCAGGTGGCATGACGCCGCCTGAACTGTCACCAAGGATAGCACTGACCTCTTCTTCAATCAAGGATTTGTCAACAGGAGAAACTCTGCCAACGAAACATATCGAGCTTCCGAAATCCCAAGACTTGTAGCCAACCAACGTGCCATCGACAACAACTCGGTATTGCTTGAATACCTCTTTTGCGCCGGTGGCAAGGTTCTTGCCTTCGCAGGGTAGAAGTTCGATGTTCATGATTACGACTCAACAGTGAATGCAGGTCCAGTGTCACCATCAAAAGCAAACGTCACGTTGACGACTGCAAGGTTGTTAGTGCTCAAGTCTGGCAAACTGTAATTGGTGATGAAACCAGTGCCGAT